CAGGTCAGACATGCAAACGGACTTAAAGATTTGCATGTTCCTCAGCGTGGCCATAGTGGATGCATACACTTAACAGTCCGTTTGCATGTCTGACCTGATTAATGGTATCGTTTCCTCGTCATCGCATATCATTTGCACTAACCTAAAGTATATTTTATACGTGGTACGAAGGAGTATTAAGTTTCTGGATTGAATCTGGGTTTTAAAAAAGTTAATTGATCCTAACACGCAAATACCCATATTATATAACTGACCCATGAGCACTCTAATCTTGCCTCTTTTATTAAGACCGTAGAAATCAACGCTAAACTGAATGTCCATACCGTTTATAACCGTTTGATCTAACATGCATTCTTTCCGGTTTGAATATAACACAACATCGTAACCACACAGATTATGAATGCAGGTTTTTACGTATTCTTCACTATGTTTTCCATCATATAACTTTATATCACCTAACATCATAGTTAGTATTGATTTAGATCGTTGATAATTAATGCTTGGTACACATAACATGTCCCTTTCTTCCGTAGTAAGATTTAATGCGAATGTAGTATTTACACGTACTCTACTAACTATCGCTCGGTAATTTTTCTTCCGAGGATACTGACAATACTGTTCGCTATCACATATTATGTTTGGACAAAGCTGCCTACCAAAACGACTTAATTGCGTTAAACTCAGCCAATTATACCAATCCAATATCTGACACTCAGAATGTTTGTTGCTACTGAGGTTACATACAATTTCAATAGGTAGACCATTACTCTCAATATCATGTAAAAAACATATATCTATATCCTCCAATTGATTGCAAAAGATAGAGTATTTATCATGCTCAAGTATAGTTAATTTGATGCTATCTATAAGAGCCATTAGATGATAATTCAAACCGAATGTGTTATCTAATCTCCACTCCATGTTAAGCTCACAATTAAAGGTCGCATTGCTATTTTATTGTTCAGGAACATTCGATGCACCGTCTCCAGAAGCATTAGTTTCTGGACGCGTTCTAAGGATAGGTCTCTCTAATGTGCGAATGGTTCTATGTCTACGTAATGTACCACATACAAAATCTACTGATCTATTTAGCCTGTCTGATACTTTGTTATTGCTGGATAAATGACAAAGTAACTCACTCGAAAAGTACGCACGTTGCATATAACTTATTAATAAACAATCAAGTAACACATATTGTTCACACCTTTTCAGTTCAAAGTTGGGTAAACTGCCAATGTACATATGATCATATAGCGATAAAGCAGCCGTTTTTTCAATGAAACCATACATCGTGATGTAAATTAATAAAACAGTTTTCGACAAAGCCATATCACGCTGTTTACTACTTCCTATTAAACTAGATATTAAATTAAATATATTTAATCCCTTAAGATAATTCAGTTGATCAATTGGGGAAACTAGTAAGTTGCGATTCTCGCTTGTTATCAATACATTTAAGTACTCAACCTCAACACTTCTATTTCCGGAGAATCCATTATACATCAAATACCGGCGTTGGCTGGCTATAATATCTTTCTTTTGTAAATTATCCATCGTGCGAGCTGTAATTGACACCAAAGCCGATAAGAAATTCATAATCTTACTATTGTTTCTATTAAAGTAACCGGGTAATAATACACCGTTGATGATTCTCTCATAGTTACCATGAATATCTATTTGTAAAACGCCACCTTCGATACCACGATAAACGGCTAAAATTTTATTCAAATCGTTTTCAAGATAACCACCACCCGTAATAATCGTCGAAATTGTATCATTTAAATTACCAGGAGTCCCATCCCAAGTGATTTGATTTATGGGTGATATCCTATTATCGCAGCTTAATTCATGCATTTCAATGTTTTCTCTTTCAGTGATTTTGTAGTGAGTTAAAAATTTATATAAGTCATATCCAATAACTGTGTTGTCAGATTCATCTAGTAACGGAATTTGCGCCGTGTAAGCATCCATGATCTATTCCACTACTGTACAAATCTTATTGTCCCGCCG